GCACCGTCGCCGCCAATAACGGCTTTTTCGTACAACGAAGCACCAGTACCACCTACCGTACCGCCTTGAAGAGCTTCTGAAATCGCAAACAGATCAGTGTCTACTTGTTGTGCCAAAGCATAACCAGCATCGTCAGTGTAGAACCGACGAAGAGACTGAAGAGCTTGAACTTCCGTAATGTCTTCCATAAGTACGGAATACTCATAGTGCTTGTTAATGCTGACCTGCACTTCACTGTGAGTATCGCCCTGAAGCGTTACTTGAGTGTTTGCAGCTTTAGCATTAGCAGAACCACGAACCGGCTTAGGAATGTGAATGGTATCACCTTTCTTTCCGGCATGGTTGATTTTAGTGACAAGATTACCAAGAACAAGATTTTTCTTGTACCCAGCAATTACTTCATCGGACCACAACTCAGGTATAAAAGTTGCCCCTGTCGTGGTCGTCTGATGGTTAGAACCCAAAGCCATGATTAGCTCCTTTCTTCTTTATAAGGGTTATTTGACTCGACCCTCTGCGTATGCTGCAAGTATTTCGTCCTGCAAATCTTCATAACGCTGAGGATCATTTGTTTTAAGTCTGATTAGATCAGCCCTACGGTAGATTTTTTTACCGGATGTGGATTCCGAAGAAGTCCTTGATACGCCCTTTCCTGCCTTCATAGCTTGTTCTCGTTCAGCAGCTTTGTTTGCTTCGGCTTCGCTTGTGTTACTAATTAAGGCTCGTTCTTTCCAGTTGCCTATAAGTTCCAAAGCAGAGTCTAAGTTATAATTATGTGCCGCTACAAATAGCTGCTTACGTATCGGGCTTTCTTGAACCCACTCCTGAAACTTGGAATCACCTACGATTTCAAGATAATCAGGATGCGCCTCTTTCAGTCGTTGAGTTGTAGTTTGGACATGCTGTGCCTTTTGCTGCTCTTCAAACTGACGGAACTTTGGATGATTTTCAATGGCTTTACTGACGGCTTTGTCAGGGTCATCAAAAAAATCTAAATCCTCTTCTGGCGGCTCTTCTGTTCCGTTTTGACTACTGGTAACTTGTTGCTGAAGAATGCCATCCGTAAGTTTACGAAGCTCGCCTAGTTCTTGTCCCTTCCTTCCAAGTTCTCTTTCCAAGTTTTCGTAGGAAGAAATAATGTCTTCCATCGACTTGTTCTTAAACTTGTCAGGTAGTTCCACCTGCGATTCTTCCTGAGGTTGTTCCACTTGGGGAGCCTCTTCGATGTTCGCATATTCTACGCCTTCTTCTGGTTTAACTTCTTGTTCTGGTTCTACAACAACACTATCCATAGTACTAACCTCCGTCCTGTATAAAGATTATGGAGTTAAAATATGTTGGGATTAAAGGTCTAACTCTAATTGATCCAACGCTAATTTGGTGGTCTCCTCTAAATTAATAAACATATTTAGCATATCCACCTGCCCTTTCCGTAAAAAGAGCGTCTTCTCGTCTTCTATCGTCTGTATGTTTTCTAGTGATTGAGCCATGTCCTCTAACTCTTTTATAAAAATAGTCCAGGCATCGCTATTAAACAAGTCAAGACGTTTTTCAAGAATTTCTCTGTCAGTCATTATCTACCCGTTTCGGCTGCTTTAGCTAAATTAAGAATAGTTTCGGACTGCAAGTGTTCTACTTCTGGCATATTCCTCATTGTTTCTGACTGAACATTTTGTGCATCTACTTTAAGTTTTTCAATACGTGCCATCTTTTCTGCAAGATCAACTTGTATTTTAGCTACAGCAGCTTCGGAACCTTTGTCTTGAGCATCGGACTGTAACTTGGCTGCGTGGGCCATGTCCTTCATTGCTCCAGCCTTCATTTCCTCAATTTCCATTTGCATTTTTGCAAGTTCAAGTTGTTGAGCCATTTGTTGTACTTGTTGAGCTTGAGGGTTAGGCTGTAAAGATTGAGCAATAGCGGCCTTCATTTGATCCCTGTTGGACATTGAGCTATTTTCAAAGATGGACATAAGCAACATGGCATGAGGAGGAGTCCCTGGTTGTGTCATTGACATCAACTGGATCATTTGGGTCATTTCCAGTTCCTTAGCCATAATACCCATAGAAGAGTAGGCCTTAAACTTATAGTCTCCTGCCGGATAACGATCAGGGGAAAACTGAATATAACGAAAGGCAGACTTTTCAATTAAGGGAATTAAAAAGTTTTCTTGGAAGTTCATGATGGTACGCTTCTGTCGCTTAATTGAAGCGGCCTGTATCATGGACATTCCAGAGGCAGTAGAGTTCCTGGGGTTTGAGAAGTTACTGTTGGCACTGTCCATTGCCCCAGTACCCATTTGAACCATCCGCTCCAACTCACCGGCCTCAGTAAAGGTTGTATTGGATACGGAACCAAAGTTTAAGGGGAACAAGGTTGACCGAGGATCACCGTTTGTAAGAATTGTCTTACCGGCTTTGACCTCGAACTTGACACCCCTAGGGAGACGAGTAGCGTCCACACCAAGCATTGGGTGTGTCGTAAGGGCAAGAGCGTCAATCCTAGCACGTAGCTCTGCGTCAAGAGCTTTCTGAGGATTATAACCTTTCTCTGCCACCCCTCGCCCCCAAAACTTATTGGGAACACGATCAAGTTGAAAGGCCACAAAGGGACGATCTTCCATTAAATAAGGGTTCTCTGCGGCCTTAAGTACAATGTGGTCATTAGCGATAACGACAACTGATTCTACAAGTTCATCATCTTCGTAATCAAACTCTTCTTCCATAGAGTTGCTACGATCATTTAAGTATTTTTTAGGAACCTGTCCCCAGTACTCTACAATTTTGACTTTATCTTCGCTACCCAAGTCGTTACTGTATTCTTCGTCGTAGCCCAAGTCCATTTTATCATAGTCACCAAGCGGTTTATCTTCGTAAACACCTTCCTTCATTCCTTCCATAATTTCCCATTTGGGCTTAATAACTACCTGAGCAACGCCCAGAGCTTCATCAATTGAAGTAACACAAGGATCAATTACAAACTCTTTTGGAGTTAGTGAATCTACTTTAACTGACGTAATAACTTTTTCTTGAACTGCAACATTTGTTGTAAGAGTTCCAGGAATCCCTGACTCAACTGGAATTTTTTCAATTTCGTCCATTACATTTATTTTTGCAATGCCCGTACCGTAAATAGCAGCATTAAGCAAAGACTCAACAATTGAATCTTTTACTTTACACCGTTTCATGTCTTCTTGAAGTATAGCTCTCATAACGGCAATGTCCGTAGGGTTTTGATCCGCTACGTCATCACGTATGTCAAACCACATATCTCTACCAAAGATAGCTTCTTCAAGCTCCGCTACGGTAGATTCAATAGCCTGTTGTGTTGCGGGAGAAATTAGTTTGGAGTTTTCTGACTCTCTTGTTTTATCTTCGTAAGACCAAATACCTCGCCAGATGCGATAGTACTCGTCCCATTTTTCCATGTAATTAGTATTACGGTGGTCTTCCCACTCTTCGACCTTGTTCATCACCCATGACGCTAAGGATGCCTGAGGGTCTCTGTATACTAAACTATCCATAAATTAGTTACCTTTTTTTATACCAAAATTTTCTAAAGGAGTTCCTTTTTTATACCCGTCATTAGCATAGTTTAAAGCTGCATTTTTATTTTTTTTAAAATGTTTAAAATTTCCTGTTCTTAAATTATAAGACATTGCTTGATTTGGGTCTTGAAATCTATGTAAAGTACCATTAGGTAGTTGAACTATCATAGGAAATGCAAACCAATTTCCTTTTTCGTCTTGTTCTGCTGCCATTTCATGCGTTGCAATAGTACCATCTTCGTTTCTAATAAACGGATACTTTTCAGGATTTAAAATTCTATTAATATATTCAGGATTCATTTTAATAGCCTGATACCGTATCTAGTGGTTCCCACTCGTCTATTTCTATTGAACTTGCATAGTCAGCTACAGAAACTTGGTCTATGTATGCTAA